CCATCACCGTGACAGATACGGACGGCAATACATGGCAACAGCTGGGAAGCGACTATCTCGAAGCGGGGAACACCAACACGATGGCGATCTGGTATGCCTACAACATCGGAGGACATGCAAGCAACCAGGTGACGGCGGCACTCACATCGGGGACCGGCGGGTACTTCGTGATCTCGGTGCGTGAGTTCCGAGGCTTCGGTACTGAAGATCCAGGTGGAGACTGGGATGGCGCTGACGGCAACGGCACAACGCCTACAACGGCGTCTCTCGCGGTCACTGGTGACGAAGCGGTCATCGTGGCGATCGTGGAAGCTGACGGCCAGAGCATTGTGGAGGGCAGCGGCTTTGATGGAGAGAACATCGAGGCGATCGGGTTCTTCCTCGATGAGTACAAGATCGTGACCGCGGGAGAGGAGGCTGATGCGACATGCGCAAGCAACGACTGGCGCATCCTCGGCGGGGTGTTCAACGCGCCAAGCGGTGCGGCGGGAACATTGTCGGCCGATATGTACGAAGTGGTGCAGAGGACGACCATCTCGATCGGTGCTGCGTATGAGGTGACGAACAATCTCGCGGTGACGAAGGACCTCGACTACGCAGTAGAGAGCGAGCACAACTCACCGCGGGATCTTGACTATGCCGTCACGAGCGAGCATCCGATCACGAAGGATGCGGAGTATGCCGTGAGCGATGAGATCGTGCTGACGAAGGATGCGGAGTACCAGGTCACTGCTGAAGTGGTCGACACGAAGGGAGCGGACTATCGAGTGCTGACCACGCCCGGAGAGATGCAGATCGGAGCCGACTATGCGGTGACGGTAGAGATGCCGATCACGAAGGGAGCGGTGTACATGGTGGTGGCCGAGGTGCCGGTAACGAAGGCGGCCGACTACGAAGTGACCGCGGAGGTGGCTCTGACGAAGGGGTCGCAGTACGCGGTGACGATCTCGGAGAATGTGACGAAAGGGATGAGCTACGAAGTGGAGATCCCGATCACCACGACCAACTTGCAGAAGGATGCGCAGTATGCGGTAGAGAGCGAGCAGGGTGTGGCGATTGCTGTGGCATACGAAGTGACCGTCGAGCTTGCGATACAGAAGGCGATCGAGTACATGGTCACGCAGGATCAGAGCATCACGAAGGATGCGGAGTACCGAGTGGTGGTCGAGCGCGTGGCGTCGATCGGTGCGGACTACGAAGTCACGAGCGAGGCATCCATCACCAAGCCTTCAGCGTACCGAGTGGTCACGGAGGCAGATGTCACGAAGGCGATGCTGTACGAGGTAACGAGCGAACAGGCGCTCCAGAAGGGCACAGAATACGCCGTACAGAGCGTTCAGGGGCTCAGTAAGGCATCCGACTACTTTGTGCAAACGGAGGGCGTAGAGAGCAAGTGGGCGCTCTACAAGGTCACCGCGGAGATGATCGAGATCAAGACGATGGCGTATGAGGTCACTGCGGATGTGGCTCTCACCAAGCCGATGGACTACGAGGTGCAGCTGAACACATCGATCGAGAAGCAGATGGAGTACCGTGTCACGACCGATACGGCGATCCAGGTGCCTCTCACCTATGTGGTGCGGTTCTACCCGTACACGAAGAAGCCGGTGCGACCATACACTCCGACAGAGGGGCCGTATGCGCATCGAACGACGCGGGTCATTATCAGGCGGGCGAGCCCGTATGCACGGAGGACAACCTCCCCATACAGGTCGCTCTAGTGCTATAATCTAGGCAATATGTTGAAAGGCTACACATCAAAAGAAGCGATCGAGAACTACATGCTCATCGACATCGATGACTCCTTCGACGATCAGATCGACGAGTGGATGGAAACGGTGGAGGAGTACATCGACAACACCACGAACCGCGACTTCACGCCAGTGGCGGAGGATGCGGTGGCGGAGGATCGAACCTTCGACGGTGACGGGACGAAGACGCTCGTGATCGATGCGGCGACAGAGATCACCGAGGTGCGCTTCAGTGAGACGGGAGATCCGATCGATGCGGAGAACTACATCACCACACCGATCCGCAAGGACACCATCACGGGGCTGAAGCTGAAGTACCTCGTGTTCCCATGTGGTACTCAGAACATCTATGTGAAGGCGAAGTGGGGATATGCAGCGGTCCCGAAGCAGGTGAAGATGGCAGCGACGATCCTCATGGCCGGCATCATCAAAGAGGCGTATGCGAGCGAAGGGGAAGTGCAGAGCGTGTCGGTCGGTCGCTACCAAGTGACATACCGAAGCGTGAGCGAACAGGCGACAAAGCATCCCGAGGTCGACGAGATGCTGCAGTTCAACAAGCGGTTCACCTTCTAGCATGGGAAGCATAGAGCTACAGTTCAACGAGACTGTGGAGGTGCAACGACTGGCGGATGTTGTAGGCACCAACAAGAAAAACTTCTCGACCATCATCGAGTCGCTTTCGTGCCATATACAACCGCTCGACCCATCGTTCTCGCAGGACATCCCTGGCGGGTTCGGCAAGGAGTTCCTCATGTTCTGCGAGACTGCTGATGTGCGGGAAGGCGATCGGGTGTACCGAACGCTGAACGAGGAGACGCTCGAGTACCGCGTGACCGGAGTGGAGAAGTACGACTTCGTGGGGCACAACCACATGGAGGTAACGATCCGCATCTTCGAGTCATGAGCAATGTCACGATAACGATCAAGAACTACGACCAGGTGACTGCGCTCTTCAAAGCAGCACCGGCTCGTATGACGCAGGAGATCCACAACGCCGTCTCGCGTTCGATCCTGCAGATCGAGAGGAATGTGAAGCGAGAGGCACCAGTGAACAAGCGAGGCGGAGGAGGAAACCTTCGACAGTCCATCAGGTCGCAGATGCTCGGAGTAGCGAAGGGCATGGTGGAAGTGGGAGCGGAGTACGGCGCCTTCGTGGAGTTCGGTACTCGACCGCATGTGATCCGAGTGAAGCACAAGAAGGTACTCGCCAACCGGAGAGAGAACAAGATCTTCGGAGAAGTGGTGCATCACCCAGGAACCAGAGCGAACCCGTTCTTCACTCGCGGGATCAGCGCATCGGAGCGTGCGGTGAACAAAGAGTTCGAGAAGGCGGTGAAGAATGTGCTAGACTAAAATCACTATGGCGATCACAAAAACTTTTATCAACGACATCAGAGCAGAGATCGCATCGGTCATCGAAGCAGGTGACGATGATCTTTTCGGAGCGGTCGCACCGTTCCCAGTTTCAACGCTCGAAGGGTTCCCTGCGGTAGTGGTGATGCTTGCGGAGAACGATGTGGCGTTCGCTTCAACAGGAAGCCAGGACAGCCGGAAGATGATACTCACCTTCTCGCTGAATGTGTTCTACCCTGCGACCAAGCAGTCGGAGCAGGAAAAGGCGGAGGAAGCGATGGGCGAGGCAGTGAGCCAACTGCTGAAGATCTTCTGCGTAAAGAAACCGCTCACGAAGGCAGACCTTGCCAGCGTGGGCGTTTCGCCGTGGGGCGAGACAGTGGTCGGAGAGGCGACCTACAGGACTGCATCGGTTATCCTCACAGTGAGCACCTACGTAGACACTGTTTGATGTGCTAAACTACACCTATGGAAAAAGCACCACGCAACAAGATGATCACCACCTCCCAGGAGGAGACAAAGCAGGAGAAGCCTCGCAAGAAAAAGCGGTTCTTCTTCCCGCAGCATCAGAAGTCCGTGGAGGCGGAGACCAGAGAGGAAGCGGAGAAAATTATCAATAAATAGCAACCAATTTTATGGGATACATTAAAGGAGAAGACATCAACCTCGGAGTAGCGCGCGAAACAGTGCGCGGTACGCCAGAAACGCCATCGGCATGGGTTCCTGCACGAACACCGACAGGCGTGCGCGTGATGGTGGAGAAGACACCGATCCGCGAGACAAAGGGCACGGGCATCAACAGCCAGGGCTCGACGATCGTGCAGAAGCGATCGGAAGGCGACCTCGAGTTCAATGTACGCAACGGCTCGATCGGCTTCTTCCTTCTTTCGCTTCTCGGTAAGGTGACGACATCGGCGAACGGTGCGGTCTACGACCACCTGTTCGAGGTTCTCACAGGGAACGCACAGTACCCTACGCTCACACTCGGCATGGCACAGCTCGGCCAGCAGGACTATGAATACGAGCGTGTGCTCGTGAACTCTCTCGAACTCCGCACGCCAGTGGACGATCTCATCAACGCAACGGTCGGCTTCATCGGAGTGGATGAGGCAACTCACGCAGACTACTCACCGAGCTACGGAAGCGACGACTACTTCTTCCGTCACTATGATGTGACGCTGAAGATCGCAGCGGATGTGGCTGGACTCGGAGCGGCTTCTGCTCTCAAGGTCAAGGAGTTCTCTCTCTCGATCAACAACAGCGGACGGGTGAACCAGAACATCAGCGAGCTCAATCCTGGCGATGTGCTTGCGCTCATGCTGGAGATCACTGGAGGCATGAAGATCGACTACGATGGCGAGACCCATCACGATCTGTATGTAAACAACACGAGCCGAGCGATGAGCATCACGCTCACTCGTTCAGATGTAGACATCGACACGGGAGTGAACCCTCAGATCGAGATCATCCTTCCGAACATCACCTACACCTCATGGACGCCAGAGCGACCGCTTGACGACATCGTGACGCAGGACATCCAGTTCACCGCTCACTACGATGATGCGGAAGCTGAAGCGATCCATGTCACCGTTACCAACGAGATCGCAAACTATAACTAACAGGTAAAAAAACTATGCAAAACAATACACACATAATCGAGACGCCGTTCGGCAAGCACAAGGTAGAGATCAAGGACTGGATCACTGGCGAGGATCGCGAGTACATCAACGAGCCACTGTACGGCTCAGTGAAGATGAAGCCGGAGATCGTGGCCAACAAGCCGGACATGAAGATGGGCGAGTTCGATGTGAACAAGTTCATCAAGGAGAGCGATCACCGAGAGTACGAGAAGTTCGTGGTCTCAGTGGACGGGCTGAAGGAGATCGAGCACGAAGGTGCAAAGATCCCAGCCTGGCAGTTCGTTCTGAAGATGCACGAGGACGATACGGCGTTCGTGAAGGCGGACATCGACTCCTCTGCTAAAAAAAAAGGAACGCAGACCACATCGTAGCGCTCTGCGCACGAACAGGCTGGACGTTCCACCAGTGCATGGTGCAGCCCGAGTGGTTCCTGGTCGCAATGATCCGCTACTTCAAGGATCAGGACAAAGCGGAGGCGCTGGAGCTTGACAAAGCAACACGCACCGGCAGGAGATAACACAACACCACTATGGCTACAATGGAACAAAAAATGAGAGTCATCCTAGAAGGCGAGAACCGTACATCGGCCGCCTTCTCTGGCGTTTCAAAAGAACTCGACCGAGTGAAGATGAAAGTGCAGGACCTTCAGCCAGCGTTCCAGAAGATGGCACTTGCGGGTGCAGCTGCGACTGCGGCGATCGGTTACACGATGGGCAAGATGGTGAAGCAGGCATCTGACCTCGGTGAGTCCGTGAACGCGGTGAATGTGGTGTTCGGTGAAGGTGCGGGCAAGATCCTCGAGTTCGGGAAGAACGCGGCGACCGCCGTGGGTATGGCGAACAGCGAGTTCAACCAGATGTCTACCATCACGGGTGCGCTCCTCAAGGACACAGGGCTCTCGATGGAGGAGGTGGCGGGTGAGACCATCAACCTCACGGAGCGAGCGGCCGACATGGCTTCGGTGTTCAACACGGATGTGAACGATGCGATGAGTGCCATCAACCAGGCGATCCGCGGAGAGACGGAAGCGATCCGTCGATATGCGGGAGATGTGACCGATGCGTCACTTCAGACCTATCTGCTCTCGAAGGGCATCACGACTTCAGTGACCGAGCTTACAGAACAGGAGAAGCGCCTCTACCGCGTGGAGCTGATCATGAAGCAGACGGCGGTGACGGCGGGAGACTTCAAGAATACCCAGGACTCGCTTGCGAACCAGCAGCGCATCCTCTCGGCGCAGTTCAAGGATATGAGTGCGACACTCGGCGCACAGCTTCTTCCGATCGTACAGAAGGTGCTCGAGGCGATACGCCCGGCGGTGGATGCCATCGCAAGGTGGATCGAGGCGAACCCGAAACTGGCGACCGGCATCATGCTGGCCGTTGGTGCGCTTGCTGCGCTCACGGCGGTGGTGGGAACGCTGGCGGTGGTGACGCTTGCCTTCATGACGGTCGCATGGCCGATCGTAGGCATCGTGGCGGGCATCACGCTCGCTGTAGGGCTCCTGATCGCAGCAGGGGTGGCTTTGTATAAGAACTGGGACGAGATCGTGGCGTTCGCCACATCGGCGTGGAATACGGTGTACGAGACGATCGCAGGGGTGCTGACCTCACTGAAGGAGTTCTTCGTGGAGGTGTGGGAGAGTATCAAGAGCACGGTGATGACATACATCTACTTCATCGTGGGGCTCTATGCGATGCTTCTCGACATGATCTGGCCGAACTGGGAGGAGAACCTCTCGAAGATGCTCGAGTACTGGAAGATGGTGTGGGACGGCATCAAGGCATTTTTTGTGGCGACCTGGGAGTGGATGAAGACCATGTTCGCGTCCGTGAGCGAGTTCTTCTCGTCCTTTTGGGAAGGAGTGGTGGAGGTCTTTATGTGGGCAAAGGAACAGATCGGTGGCGTCTTTGACTGGATCAGTGAGAAGGTCGAGCCTATTTTCGATGTCCTTGAAAAACTAAAGAACATGCTCAAGGACATCGGGTCGGGTGTAAAGGACGCACTCGGCAAGGTGGTGGATCGAGGGAAGGAAGTGCTCGGCGCTCGTGCGGCGGGTGGTCCGGTGATCGGCGGAGGTTCGTATCTCGTGGGAGAGCATGGCCCGGAGATCTTCACGCCATCGACCGCGGGACGCATCAGCAACGGCATGGGAGGAAGCCCGGCGATCGTCATCAACTTCAACGGCAGCACCTTCATGGGTCGAGAAGGTATCGCACAGCAGATCGCTGCCGACATCGTGCGCCAGCTTCAGCTTCGCACGAAGATCTCGTACTAGGACATGGGAGTAGTACTCACAATCAACGCAGTGGATCGAAGCTCACTCGTGCGCTTCCCTTCACTGGTAGTCACTGACCGCATCAACCAAGAGGCGGATCTTTGCTCGTTCACGATCGAGGAGTACGGAGCGCAGACCTTTCGGCCGGCGGTGAACCAGGAAGTGATCGTGACGGTGGACGGGACCAGAACCTTCGGAGGCGTGATCGTGGAGGTGGAGCAGCTCATGGAAGGCGACAAAGTGATCGTGCACAATGTCACCTGCAAGGACTGGACTCAGCACCTCGACCGCAAGCGAGTCATCGAGCGGTATGAGGACACCGACCTGCAGGCGGTGGTGCTCGACCTCATCGACCGATACGCTGACGACTACGGGTTCACGGACACGAATGTGGGAGGGGCGGAAGTGGCGATCGCTTCGGTCTCTTTCAACGAGCTCTCGCTCTCGGAGTGCTTCAACAAACTGGCGAAGCTGACGAACTACTACTGGTATGTGGATGCGTTCAAGGATGTGCACTTCTTCAAGAAGAATGACGAGGATGCGCCGTTCGATCTCGATGCAACGAGCGGGAACTTCATCATCGACTCGCTCGTGATCAAGAGCGACTTCTCGCAGATCCGCAACCGAGTGAAGATCCGCGGAGGCGAGGCTCGAGCGGAGGAGCGCACGAAGTTATGGGCTGGAGACGGTGAGACTGATACCTTCTCGACCGACCACAAGTTCGCAGAGATCCCGACAGTAACGGTGGACGGGTCGCCGGTCACTGTAGGCGTGGACTATCTCAACCAGGACGAGGACTTCGACTGCATGTGGTCGTTTCAGCAGAAGTACATCCGCTTCACTGCGGGCAACATACCGGCAGCGCCAGGATCGGGCACGACGAACATCGAGATCACGGGCATCCCGCTGAAGCCTCTCGTGGTGCAGAAGCAGAACAACCCATCCGTCAATCTCTATGGCGTGTATGAGTTCGTGGAGTACAACGACTCGCTGAAGACACGAGACGAGGCGCTTCAGTTCGCACAGGCGAAGCTCGAGCTCTATGCGGCGGCGATCCGTGCGGGTTCTTTTCTTACACAGACGGCGGGACTGCGAAGCGGGCAGACCATCAACATCACCATCCCTTCTCGCGGTATCGCAGAGGACTTTTTGATCCAGTCGGTGACGTTCAACCAGGAGAGCAAGGAGACATACATCTGGCGGGCGGAGATCGCTACGCTGAAGACGATCACGATGATCGACATCCTGCAGAAGCTACTCCTCGATGAGCGCATCTCGGAGGGCGAGGATGAGACGCTTTTGAACTTCTTCTCGCTCTCTGATGGGTTCGAGATGAGCGACGAGCTCGGCACGATCACAGTCACCACATCGGAGGACTATGTGGTGGAGCAAAACGATCCCGGAAGCGACAGCTACAGCAATGTGGCGCTGGTAAATAAATCCACCATTTCATCCTAGAAAATGGAGTGGGCGGTGCTATACTTTGACTAATGGAAAAAATCGCACTCAAGTCATCACTCCCACCCTTCAGCGGCAAGTACCGCATCGTTCGCATGAAGGCGAAGCCGAGCTGGATACCGACAGGTCTCTGGCTGAAGCTGTACCACATGGGACTGCTCGAGTTCATGGTGAAGGAGCGAGGTGCTTTCATCTCGAACAAGATCATGTTCTCGGAGGACTACGGGGTGAACCTGTTCCTCAAGCATCTCGGAGGAGATGACACCTACCCACTTGAACTCGACACATGCGGGATCGGGACGGGTACGACTGCTCCTTCTGATACCGACACGGCGCTCGAAACGCCAGCGGTGGTCGGAGTGCCACGGGCGACTGTAGAGTTCACATCGGTGAGCGTGCTGACGACCGAGTGGTTCTTCACAAACGATGAGCTACCGAATGACACATACACGGAGTTCGCGCTTTACACAGGGACGCAGATCTTCTGTCGATCGATCATCTCTCCGTCACACACGAAGGGATCGAACGAGGACACCCTGGTGGAGTACATTATCAACGCAGGTAACAACTACACACCATGACCTTAAGAGCAGGACAAAAAATACGAGAGGGCGACTTCATCAACCAGAGCGAGCGAGATGCTACTCCGGCGAATGATGTGGATCGCGTACCACGACTCGAGGGGGACGGAAAAGTCCACTCCGAGTTTTTGTCGTTCCATGAGGGCGGCGATGGAAGCGATGGTGCGTACAACCTCACGAGCGGTACTGCGTTCCTTGCGACTGGACAGGTGTACAACTTCACGACTTTCAATATCTCAGCCGGAGCGACGCTTCGCTTCACCGGCAACTCGTGGGTAGTTATCCGATGCCAGGGAGCGGTGACGATCGTGGGAGACATCAACCTGCAGGGAGTAGTGACTGGCAAGATCGGCGTGGCAGTATCTTCACAGGTGCTCACATCGGGATCTATACGAAACGCACTTTCAGGATCTCTCGGTGCTGCTGAAGCTGCGCCTGGAGCAAACGCTGGAGGCGGAAACGGTGGAGCGGGCGGATCTGATGGATCAGTCTCTCCTGCATCGGGTACTGGCGGTACTGCGGGAACAGGAGCTTCTGGCTCTGGTGGAAACGGAGGAAACGGAAACGGCACAACACTCGGCGGAGGTGGCGGAGGTGGCGGTGCTTCGAGTGCATCTACTTCAGGTGCGGCCGGCGTTACAGCGACCAACAAGAACGGAGGCAATGGCGGCAATGGCGGCGATTGTGCTTCTGGCTCTGGTGCTGCTGGATCGGGAGGTTCGGGTGGTGCTGGCGTGGATGATGGAAACGGAGGCAATGGCGGCAATGGCGGCAATGGTACGAACAACGGATGCGATGGAGGTCATGGAGGTCATGGAGGCAACTCTGGACCTAATGGTGGAAACGGAGGCAATGGTGGAAACGGTGGCTCTGCGTTCGATAACGGAGCGAGCGGTGGAAACGGAGGCAATGGCGGCGATGGATGGAACGCTGGAGGTGATGGTGGCGATGGAGGAGGCACATCTGCAGACGGTACTCTCGGTGGTCATGGTGGCAACGGAGGGAATGGTACATACGGCGATGGTGGTGACGGAGGTGATGGTGGAAACGGAGACCAGAACACCGGCGGAAACGGAGGAAACGGCGGGACAGGTGTCAATGGTGGCAACGGCGGAAACGGAGGAAGTGGCCAGGCACAGAACAACACATCGGGAGATGGCGGAAACGGTGGAGACGGTGGAGACGGCAAAGGCGGAGCGACTTGCTTCTATCTGTTCACTGATAGCACGCTCAGCTTCTCTGGTAACATTTTCGCAGCGGGTGGCAACGGCGGAAACGGTGGGGCCGGAGGATCTACTGCATCCGATGACAACTCTGGTGACGGAGGCGATGGCGGAGACGGAGGCGATGGCGGTGATGGTGCGGATGTGTACCTTCTCTGCAAGGGAGCTCTCACCAACAGCGGAACCATCAACACTTCGGGAGGTATAGGCGGAGCGGCTGGTGCTGCGGGTATTGCTGGAACTGGATCGACAACGCAGGGAGTCAATGGTACGGCAGGCATCGCAGGTCGAAACGGCGCACCAGGTCGGGCAGTAGTGGCGCAGATCATCGAATAGCATCATGGATCAGATACTCAATCACATCGGCACATACATCATTATCGCGGGCTTGATCATAGCCGGCGGTATTGCGCTGTATGGACTATGGGACAAGAGCGCCAGGGAACGGCGGAAGGAGGTCGATGGCAATGAGGACCGACTGATCGATCTCCTCAAGCAGACAGTGGATCAGCTCGAGACGAAAGTGAACAAGCAGACCACTGACATCGAGAACCTCACCAAAAAGGTGAGCGATCTTGAACGGGAGAACGAGACACTCATCAAGGTGTTGCAGGGACGAGATGATGACACCAAGAAGTTCCAGCAGCAAGCGTTCGAAGCGATGAAGATCTCACGCGAGACGCACGACATCGTGACCACACTCGCGAAGAACATGGAGGTGACGAACAACGCCATCACCAAACTGATCGACCTCATCGGCAAGCATGTCGATGTGCTCGACCACACTACTAGACAATAAAAAAATAACTATGCCAAAAAAACAAACGATCGAAGAAAAAGGACTGGGTGCGGCACTGAACCCACCAGACAACCGTGACATCCCGCTCGCACTCGTGCAGGCGCCCGTGGCGTTGCCGAAGAAGTACCTCACGGATCTCTCGGAGTATCCGGTGGAGGATCAGAAGAAGAACGGCTCGTGCGTGGGGCAGGCTGAAGGGAAGACGGCCGAGTACTTCGACCGAAAAGAGACCGGCGTACTGACGCGGGTCTCGAAGCGTTTCGTGTATGCGAGATGCAAGGCGAAGGACGGGCTTGCTGCAGAGGGAACCTATCCTCGAGTGGCGGCCGGTGTGCTGAAGGATGAGGGTGCGGCGCGTGAGGCGCTTGTAGGCGATGACAACAGCCTACCGCATGCGGAGTTCATCAAGGTCACGGTGACGGATGCGATCAAGAAGGATGCGCATCTTCGCAGGACTGGGGGCTATGCGTTCGTGGCGGCGACTGCTGAAGACATCATGCAGGCGATCTACCAGAACGGAGTGGTGAACGCCACGCTCGAAGTGGGAGCATGGAGCAAGCTACCAGTGAAGCCGACACCATACCGCGGGCGTCACCGCATCGTGTTCTATGGGTTCGAGGTGAAGAAGGATCGGGTGAAGATCTACTTCCGCAACTCATGGGGCGAGGACTGGGGAGATGACGGGAACGGGTGGTTCTACTTCGATGAGTACGAAGGCAAGATCCACGACATCATGGTGTACACCGACATCCCGAACGAGATCCTCGAAGATGCGAAGGAGACGCTGTTCGTGTTCACTCGTGACCTCGAGCGTGGCATGACCGGCACGGATGTGGTGGAACTGCAGAAGCGTCTCATCAAGGAGACTGCGTTCGATGGGAAGCCATGCTTCCAGGGAGTGGAGGCGCAGTTCGATCCGCACTATGGACCGCTTACTGAAGACGCAGTGCAGCGATACCAGAAGACGAAGAACCTCGTCTCGAGCGGTACTCCGCAAACAACAGGCTACGGCCGACTAGGACCGAAGACACGAGCGTCACTGAACGCTCAAAAAAAAAATGAGCTAGAGCTCTACCCGAAGGTGGCGGAACTCCGTGATCTCTTTGTGGCGATCATGGAGGCGACCGGCAACCCGGTCATGGTGACTGACGAGTACCGATCCATCGAGGAGCAGAACGAGCTCTATGCTCAAGGGCGCACGAAGCCAGGAGCGATCGTCACCAATGCGAAGGGAGGCGAGAGCCTTCACAACTGGCGCTGCGCGTTCGATGTGGCGTTCAAGAAGGGATCGGGTATCACTTACGAGGGACCGTGGGATATGGCTGGAGCGATCGCAGAGGCGATCGGACTCGAGTGGGGCGGGAAGTGGGAGAGCTTCCAAGACCGACCGCACTTCCAGTTCACGGCCGGATACTCGCTTCTCGACTTTCAACAGGGGAACATCGACGAGGCACTTTTCGGGGTCAAAAGTGCTACAATAGGAGGTAACGCATTGCAAGCTATAACAAATATATTTATGTCAAAACGCATCAAGTCTTTCTTCATCAGCGCAGGGTCGCTGATCTTCACGGCTCTCATCGCCGTAGTGCTCACACCGGAGTGGGCAACCTTCGTGCATGATGTGTACGCATGGCTCACGAGCGCAGGAGTTCCTGCATCTCTCGTGGTGGTGATCGGTCTCATCGTGGCCGAGATCTGGAAGGCAATACTGAACAGCATCACCATCGCGAAAGCGGAGCGTGAGATGGGCGTCTCTGCGTCCTACAACTCACGCCAGATCGATCTGTACTGATCGCTCTGCGGTAGCCCGGCCGTATCGGGCAGGTCATGACGAAAGCATTTTTCATCGGGGGGCTGATGCTCCTCTACATACTGGGGAGACCAGGGACAATCGAAGACGAGGTTCCACGTGACACACCACTCGCAGAGATGCCAGTGAAGGAGGTGGAGGTCATCGAGCCTATAACAACGGCGCACCTGGAGGAACCGAAGAAGGTACTGCTGAAGCAACCGGCGACGAGAGAGCAGTGGCTCACTGATCTGGAGATCTGCGAGTCGGGTGGAAACCCGAACGCACTCAATCCAGTCGATCGTGACGGCACTCCTTCGCATGGGCTTCTTCAGTTCAAGGACACGACGTTCGAGATGTACCGAGTGCGGTACTCGATGGGAGAGGTCGAGCTCTACGATCCCGAAGCGCAGCGGCTCATGGTGCGCTTCATGATGGATGATGACGCGGTTCGATGGGAGCAAGAGTTCCCGGACTGCGTGAGGAAGCTCGGACGTCCACCTTCAAGGTGATACAATGAGCACATTATCAGCGATATGTAAAACAACCATAGCTATGGCACACATCACAGTAAAGCAAGAGCATGTCGATGCGAACCCAGCGTTCGCTCCTCATCTCGGCAAGGCACTCGAGCTCGGCAAGTTCCGAAGCATCGAACGCCAGGCACCTGCTTCAGCTTCAAAAACTGAAACGGTGAACCTCACGCCGAAGAAGAAGGCACCGGCACGCAAAGCTGCTGCTCGCAAGACGAGCAAGAAGGCGGCGAAGAAGTAGGATATACTTCACGGTGGGGCGTATTGCATAGGCGTCACCAGGAAAAAGGCGGGACTTGCACCTCGCCTTTTTTCGTTGCCTTACTGGGGGGCGTGCCCTAATAAAGTGAGTATTGTTAGATGAGTATAGTTAGTGCGTAAACCGTGTGCATGGATACGCTTAAAAATTGTGCATGGACAACCCATGCTCATTTTTTGTGCATGGTAGTTACTAACAGGCGGGGCATGGCTTGTGGGGTATAAATGATTTATACTTATGGAGTGGGAGCAATAGTAAATAAAAAACCCACAAAGACGCCTATGCACACAGAAGAAAAAGAGGAGTGCGAGTTCTGTGGAGGGATCGATGGCGAACACGAGGACATCACTACGATGGAGCAAGTGTGGCCAGGAGAACCGCACATGGCGCCGATCGGAACACAACCGTGTCCGATGACGCAGAAGATCCACGAGGAGGTCGAAGATTATCAAGAGAAGTATTAAACAAAAAACACTATGCAGAAGATACAAGCAGTGGGAGTCGTGATCCTCATCATCGTCGCGATCGTGATGGTGCTGAAGTGGTCGGCAGCGCAGGACGAGAAGCTGTTCCGATGGGCGGAGCAGTACGAGGAGTGTGTTGCAAAAGAGTATGGAGGCATGACGCCAACGGAGTACTACAGCTACCACGGCGAGTATCCATACTGCGAGGTGAGCAACTAACACTATGAACTTAAACAAAGCACAAGTGATCGGACGGGTGACGCGTGATCCAGAGCTCAAGTCGCTCCCATCAGGGACGCAGGCGTGCAGCTTCTCGGTCGCATCGAACCGAGTCTGGTACGACAAAGACAAGCAGAAGCAGGAGGAGACCGAGTTCCACAACATCGTGGCGTTCGGCAAAGATGCAGAGACGATCGCGCAATATGTGGAGAAGGGGCAAGAGCTCTATGTCGAGGGTAGACTGAAGACGCAGAGCTGGGAGGACAAGGACAGCGGGAAGAAGATGTACCGCACCGAGATCATTGTCGATCGCTTCCAGTTCGGGCAGAAGGCGGGAAGCAAGTCATCGAGTGCGAGAGATGACGATCGGGAGGATGAGGAAGACATCGGTGACATCAACCCGGAGGACATCCCGTTCTAGGGTCGAGCAATTTATCAACCGCTAACAACAAACTCATGGGAGAGAAAATACTGAAGAAGCAGCACACCGACAGCCGAGCGTTCTCATACGCAAAAGGCAATGTGCAGCTGAACTTCACTCTCCGTACTGACATCAAGCAAGAGCTGAAGGACTTCAAGGAAGTCCTTCAAGCGGCTCTGGTCGATGTGGATGCGGAGATCGAGGCGAAGAAGTAGGGCGAGACTTTTATCAACCAATAACAACAGAACACGATGAAGAAGTTCATACTCAAAGTAGACGCGGAGACTGACGGCAAAGGCGGAGCGATGACGATGCTCCGAAGAATTGCCGAGGCGATCAACCGCGGCTTTATGAAGGGAGAGGGCTGGGCGATCTCTGAAGATGCGGTGGATGTCGAGCGATCGGCTATCGAAACGCGTGGGGAGGAGACGCAGGCACTCGACCGGATGACCGAGGAGATGCACACCACAGTGGTGGGCATGGTGAAGGAGCTCGGGGATCTCGTGGAAAGCGAGGAGCTGACCGATGACGAGATCCGACATGCGCAGGGAGAACTGCTTCCGGCTCTTTACGAGACGCTGAAGGAGGCGGGCTTCAAGCCGGCGGAGGACATCCACGGAGGCGCAGGAGGCTCAGGAAACGACGAAAAGGAGGAAGATGGGGGAAAGGTCGAAAACAAGGAAAACTCTCAGCCTGACGCACCACAGCAAGCCACAGAAGAAGCTGGAGGCGGTCGTAGCTGGTTCGGGAAAAGAAAATGACCAGGGAACAAGTGATGGGAGTACTCGCGAAGATCAGCGGGTGGGTCGTTCTGGCTCTTCTGTGGGGAGTCTCGATCTTCCTGTTCGGAGCGGGTCTCGGACTGACCTGGCAACTGGCGAAGGGAGGATGGAAGCTCGGCACGAGCATACTGGGCATATAGCGAAAATGATGCGAGATACACACAACAAGCTGATCACATTCGGCAAACACGAAGGGGAGCGCTGGACACGCTTGCCTTTGTCGTATCTGCGCTACCTGGCGAACGAACACCAAGGCGAGGCACGAGAGATGGCAGAGAGTGAGCTGGCACGGCGAGGAACGTCGGCCGGCGGAGACATGGAAGTGTCGGGACACTCGATCGATCGTGCGTCGCAGTTCGTTCCGGTCCAGGAGTGGAGGGAGCGTGGCCTCTACTCCTGGCTCTATGAGAAGGCGACATTCGCATATACCCTCACGCAACGGAGCAACGGGGACGAGAAGGTGGTGCATGACGGCATCGCGTTCGTCTTCAAGCACGGCAACAGTTATCCGATACTCAAGACAGTGCATGCGGTTCTTTGATTACCAAGAGGAGGCGATCACTTTCATCAACGAGGTGAGGCGCACATACATCGCGTTCGACATGGGGATGGGGAAGACCATCACTGCGATCGGTGGCGCGCACGAGGCGGCGACGAAGCACATACTCCTCGTGGCGGAGAAGAACGAGATCGTGAACAGCCAGAACTTCAGGAAGGAGGTGGAGGCGCACTTCACGGATATGGACTATATCTCGCTGCGGGAGACTGACATCGAGACGGTGCGCCAGGCTGACAGCCGTATGGTGTGCGGGATCAACCCGGAAGCACTCGACAAGATCGATGACGAGGACATCGAGGAGCTGTTCGATGCAATGGCGATCGACGAGGCAACGCTCGCGAAGACGACCACATCGCAACGCTTCAAGAAGGTGCGGAAGATCTCGAAGAAGATGGAGGTGCTGATCATGCTCTCAGGCACGCCGATGATGAACGGAGCGGCCGAGCTGTTCGCACCACTCACGCTACTCGAGCATCCGCTTGCGGGTGATGGGAAGGCAAAGTCGCAGAAGGCGTTCGAGCGGATCTTCGCTGGCGGGTTCTACAAGAAGATCCGCAGCACCGAGGGACTGACACCGGAGCAGGTGCAAAAGCAGTACTGGAAGTACTACCAGTGGTGGGCGAAGGGTGCGAACAATGTGCGGGAGCTTCGCTACCTCATGGAGTCGCACTTCATCTTCAGACGAAAGCAGGACACCAATGTGTTCAAGAAGAAGGAGCGCCGAGTGGAGTGGGTGGAGAAGTCGGCGCCGTGGATCATGGAGTACGAGCGGGCATGGGATGAGTACCTGGTCTCGGCGAAGAAGCGCAACATGAACATGACCAATGTGACCGAGCTTCGAAGGCTGATCGAGAACGGGCAGGTGTATCAGGTGAACTCGAGGTGGAAGGCTCGGCAAGCGGTGGCCGACATTGCTGCAGGAAAGTATGGCGACAAGAGGATCATCATCTTCTCGCTGTTCATCGAGACCGATCGGGTGATCCAGGAAGAACTGACGAAGGCGGGGATCTCGTGGAAGTCGTTCGAAGATCTCGCTGACTGGAAGGCGGAAGGCTCACAGGTGCTCGTGGGGCGGATCAAGAGCCACGCGAAAGGAGGCAATGTGCCGGAGGCGAGTGTGACGCTGATGGTGGACATGGACTTCGTGCCGAGCATGAACCTACAGGCGGAGAACCGCATGGACCGCCCGGAACAGCAGAACGAGATGGAGGTCGTCTACTACATGGCGAAGGGCGAAGGCGACATCGACGCGCATGTGCAGAAGATCAACCGAGACAAGAACCGGAAGATCGACGAGTTCACTCGACCGTTCACCGCGGAGGAGCTCGAGGAGATGCCGAAGCGGATCGCGGAACTGGTGAAGGAAAACAGATCGGACTTCAAGACGCTGGCGGAAGCGTATGGTGGCGATGTACCCTGGGGCGAAGCGATGAAGCCGGCGGTGGAGGTATACTTATAGCGGAGAAAGGAGGTGCGAGATGGATCGCAAATGCAAATGGTGCGGGGACGATGTGCCGGAAGGTCATGTCGGTCCCTACTGCTCACGGGAGCACGAGTGGCTTTTCATTCGGGAGAAGGAAAAGCAACTCGAACTACCGCTTCAGCCGGTGCAGCAGAACGGCGTGTGGGGGCGATCGCCCAGGGCGAGATGCTGAAAAAATGGGGAGCTCGGTATACCGGCTCCCCTTTAGTTACTAACAGGTGGGCATGTTCATCTCACTATAAATGATTTATACTATACGTATGGAAGGCATGATCGAACAAGTAAAAAGAAAGCTCTGGCAGCGTGGCTACTCCGTGAAGGAGGTCGGCGATATACCAGGGCTCGGTTATGACCTTCTTGTGGAGGGAAAGTATAGGGTGAAGGTGATCGCTAGCGAGGCGGATCTCGAGAGCGTTCCGAAGACCGTGATCTGCGTCATCGTGCGCAAGAGCGGCATCCAGTACCGTGTATGCAAGGACGGTAAATGCTGGATGGATGCTTCACCACTTCAAGTACTCCCACGCCCAAAAAGCGGGAAGGTCGATCGCTTGCGGGACTGATCAGCTAACACAAAAACAAAACTATGCAAACAAACGAAGTGATACCGGCAGCGGAGGTGAAGGAGCACGAGACACGCATCACCACACTGCACAGCCAGATGGAGGCGATAACCATCACGAACGAGCAAGAGCTCAACTCGGTAGCGGAGCACATCGCTACAGTGAAGGAAGCGAAGAAGCAAGTGACGGAGGTGCGTGACAAGTACATCGCACCAGCGAAGTCGATCATCGAACATGCGAAGGCGACATTCGATCCGTTCATCAAGAAGTGCGAGGAGGTAGAGGCAATGCTGAAAAGCAAGGCGCAGGTATTTATGGAAGCGGAGGAGAAGCGTCTCGCTGATGCAAAAGAGAAGGAGATCGGGAAGGTCGAGTCGGGCTACCAGAAACCAGAAACCGCAGCGAAGAAGATCGCAGCGATGCCCGAAGCAAAAAAGACCGCCGACACCGGAAGCTCTACGCTCACGCTGAAGAAGGTGAAGGAAGTGGAGATCGTGGACGAGAAGGCGATCCCTGATGAGTATTACAAGCCACGGGAACTCGACATGGTGAAGATCAAGAAGGTCGCACTTGCTGGCGTCGAGATCCCAGGAGTGAAGGTCGTGGAGAAGTCACAGATGGCTTCACGCGCCCGATAACCAGATCATTGACATGGAAAAAACACAAGAAAAAACCACCGAGCAAGGTGGGGCTCAAGATGTGCAGGTGATCCCGGCAACGGAGACGCACATGAGTCACGAGACCGAGATCGTACCGGAGGCGACAGTGCCGAGTGCATACATGCTTCCGAACCTGGCACAGATCAACGAGTACGAGACCTTCCTCAAGAACTATGACGCCTTTGTAGGGCGCATGCTGAACAAGGGGACGGACTTCGATGAGATCCCCGGAACTGACAAGCCGACACTGCTGAAGCCAGGGGCGGAGAAACTGGAGAAGCTGTTCTTCTTCAGACACAAGAAGGAGTGCGTGCTGAAGGAGGTGAAGTCGGACGGATCGTTCATTCGGTACACCTACCGCACGACGATCTTCAACAAGTCGGGGCAGGTGGTATCGACGTGTGAGGGTACATGCAACAGTCACGAGAAGAAGTACCGCTTCACCACGAAGTTCGACAACGAGTGCACCGAGGAGGAGAAGAAGGCGGGAGAGAAGCAGGAGCGCAAAAGCAAGCGCAACGGATCGAAGTACACGGTGTATGTCATCGAGAAGAAGGACTTCTACGATATGGAGAACACCATCATGAAGATGGCGCAGAAGCGATCCTATGTGGGAGCGATCCTCGAGGCAACGAACTCATCGGGACGCTTCACGCAGGATATGGAGGACATGAACCCACAGGACCGCGGAGAGCGTGCACCTGATGAGAAGCCACCGAAGCAGGAGAAGGGAGTGTCTCCGGCAATGTTCGAGAAGGTGAAGAAGTCGATCATGGAGATGGACGACGTGAACGCCCTCGAAGAACTGAAGGGGAAGATCTCAAAGTCGGACAAATATACCGACCCACAGAAGAAGGAACTGGTCGAGCTTATCGGTGAGACAGCGAAGGCGATCAAGAAATGATCACGCCGCGCGAGTACATCTCCCACAGCCAGAAGAAACTCTGGAAGCAGAACCCCGACCGCTACATCGACCTCTACCTGTATGACGGCAAGAAGTTCGAGTCCACGCAGACGAGGTTCGGGAGTAAGGTCGCGCACTCGCTGGAGTTCGAAGAAGACACTGGCGATGTAGAGCTGGATGCCGTGATCGAGATGCTGCCGAAGTTCGAGCTGATGGATCAGCCGAGCAACGCGGAGATCGTGAGCGGGAAGAAGAAGGTGCAAGTGCATGGACGGATGGATACCAGGAAGGGTGATCACTCAGCCTTCAAGGAATACAAGACCGGCATGTACTCGAAGGAAGGGAAGCCGGCATGGACGCAGCGGAAGGTGGACGAGGACAAGCAGATCACGTTCTATGCGATGATCTGCTACCTCCTCACCAAGAAGGTGCCGGAAGACATCGAGCTCGTGTGGGCGGTCACAGACTGGAGTCCGCACGATGAGAACACGATCATCCTCACAGGCGAGGTGAACCGCTTCAGAACGAAGCGCACACTCGCACAGGTCATCGAGGAGATGGCCGACACCATGAAGGTGTGGGACGAGATCGTGGCAGGATGTAAGGAAGAATTGTCAATCTAAAAAGTTACTATGCAATTACAAACAATCAAGGTCAAGGATGCGTTCGCAAGTTCAACGAACCCACGCGGAGCCGATGGCTTCAAGGGCGCGGAGTTCGATGAGCTGGTCGCATCGGTGAAGGAGAAGGGTGTGCTTGTCCCGGTACTCGTGCGAGCGAAGGGCAAGAAGTTCGAGGTCATCGCTGGCAACCGGCGACTGGCTGCGGCCACTGAAGCGGGCATCGAGGAGATCCCTGCTCATGTGGTGGAGATGACTGACGAGGAGGCGCGAGAAGCGCAGATCGTGGAGAACATGCAGCGCAAAGATGTGCATCCGCTCGAGGAGGCGCAGGCGTTCAAGTATCTCGCAGAGCGACGCGGTGCCGATGTGGTGGAGATCGCGAAGCGTGTGGGCAAGAGCGAGCGGTATGTTCGGGAGCGTCTCGGACTGACGAACCTCTCGGCACAGGCGGAGAAGCTGTTCCGCAACGGAGAGATGAGCCTCACCGTGGCGATCGTGATCTCGAAGTGTGATGTCGAGAAGATACAGAAGGAAGCGGTCGATCGGGCGAAGAACGGGTGGGGTGCGGAGAACATCAAGAAGTTCATCGGCGAGCAGATGTATGCGCACTATGGCTCGAAGCCGTGGGCGCAGGATGAGAAGCTCTCGGAACTGCTCGGTGATACCAAGCGGGCGACGCTGTTCGATACCGACATGGAGGAAGTGGAGGACCCGGCAAAGCACGCGAAGATGATGGCGGCGTTCATCGAACTCGAGATACAGAAGCAGACCGAGAAGGGGAACAAGATCGTGAAGATCTCGACCTCATACGGGCAACCGGATACGAAGGGCGTGCTCGGTCGCGACGAGTACAAACTGCTCGAGACGGCGAAGGAGCGGAAGGATGCGAGCGAAGACATCCTCGGCATCGTGGTGGAAGGGTGGCAGGATCAGGGGCGTGTCTTCCACATCTCGACGCATGCGGATGATCTGCGTCACTCATCTGGTTCTACAGCGCACAAGCTGACGCCGGAGGAGAAGCAGGCTCGCAAGAAGGAGCGGGAGAAGGAGGCGAAGAAGGAGGCGGCGAAGGCAGCAAAACTGCAGGAGGCGCTGAAGAAGATCAAGTTCCCACTCACGAAGCCACAGGTGAAGGCGGTGTTCGAGCTCGTGATGGATCGGAACGGACTGAACGACTTCCAGCCACTCTGCAAGAAGCTCGGACTGGAGGCGATCGTGGAGGAGACCGAAGGGTATGGTGGCAAGATGCGCAAGTCGCGGAACTACGAGAAGACGATCCGCGAGTGGGCTGAAGCTGAAGGTGAGGCGGGGATGCTTCGCGCGATCGTGGCGCTGCACTTGCCGACATGGGAGGACGATGTGGCTAAAGCACTGAAGTCGCTATGACACAGGATCGAGCGCTAGAGGTGCTGAAGACGGGCGCGAACGTCTTCCTCACCGGAGAACCAGGAGCGGGTAAGACATACACGATCGACCTGTTCAAGGCATGGATGAAGGAGGAGGAGATGGCGTATGCGATCACAGCATCGACTGGCATCGCAGCGTCACATCTGGACGGCAGCACGATCCATTCGTGGAGCGGGCTCGGTATCAGGCGGGGACTACGGAAGGAGCAACTGGATGGGATCACATACAACACCTGGATCGTCGAGCGCATCAAGCCGATCTCGGTACTCGTGATCGACGAGATCTCGATGCTCGATGCGGTACTGCTGGATGATGTATCGAACATCCTCAAGGCGGTGCACAACAACGGGAAGCCGTTCGGAGGCATACAGGTGGTACTCGTGGGGGACTTCTTCCAACTACCACCAGTGGCACGAGACGGAGAGAAGAAGGAGTTCGCCTTCAACGCACAGTCATGGATCGAGGCGAACATGCAGGTGTGCTACCTCACGGAGCAACACCGACAGAGCGATGCGGAGTTCCTCGGCATCCTCACAGCGATGCGAGCAGGAACGGTGACTGACGAGCAGAAGGCGCGCCTCAAGGCATGCACGATGACGAAGAAGCCAGACACCAAACTCTACACGCACAACGCTGATGTGGATCGCTTGAACAACGAGGAGCTGGCAAAGCTGAAGGGGCAGGAGAAGAAGTACGAGATGAGCGAGAGCGGAGATCCGAAGTTCATCGAGACGCTGAAGAAGCAGTGCCTCTCGCCGGAGATCCTCAAGCTGAAGGAAGGCGCCGTGGTGATGTTCACCCGGAACAACTTCAAGGAGGGGTATGTGAACGGAACGATCGGGAAGGTGACAGGCTTCACAGGTGGAGGAGCGCCGATCGTGAAGACGCTCGAGGGCAAGACTATCGTGCCGGTGGCGGCCGAGTGGAGCTACTCGACACGACGCAGAGGGCAGGTGGCGTCGATCAAGCAGATACCGTTGCGCCTAGCGTGGGCGATCACGGTACACAAGTCCCAGGGTATGTCGCTCGATGCGGCAGAGGTCGATCTGGGCGGGACCTTCGAGTTCGGGCAGGGGTATGTGGCGATCAGTCGCGTGCGTTCGCTCGAAGGGCTACATCTCACGGACATCAACGACCTAGCGTTCGCGATGCACCCGGAGGTAGTGGCGAAGGATAAAGAGTTCCGAGAAGCAGGGGTATGAGCTGGCTACTGAACGTGATGTGCTTCTTCGGTCTTCACCGATGGCGAAGATCGAGGAGGGGCAACCGCTTCCATTGTCACAACTACCCATGCAAGGCGGAGCGAGGATGGCGAAAAAGCGATGGGTAAGAAACGAGTCGAGAAGTACATCACCTTCAAGGAATTGCCACCACTGGCGAAGACGAGAAGGTGGTACGTGGTCGGGAAGGACGGGGAACCGTTCGCACTGATCAAGTGGTACGGCGGGTGGAGGAAGTACGTGTGCTACTTCACCGAGAGCTGGTGCGACCACGACTGTCTCGAGCTGATCGCAGAGTTCTTGCGAAAGGTAAATAGGCAACACCATGAGGCGAAAAATACGCAATAGACGGCGACTCACGCAGATCCAGAGCATCTTCTACATCCTGTACAATGAGTGGCAGGTGGCGAAGGAGAAGGGGGAACAACCACGCTATGTTCCAGTCTTCGAGCTCATGGGCGAGGTGTACTGCAGGGAGGTCGGGAAGTGGGGGTATGTCTCGTATGAGTGCAGCGCCCGAGCGAGTGAGATGATCAAGGCGAACCCGGAGCTGATCCAGCGAAGGAAGATCGAGGGGAAAAGCGGAGCGAAGTACTACGGATACCGCATCAACCCATTCGTGAAGAAGGAGATGATACAGGACCCACAGCTCGTCGAGTTCCACAGGGCGGTGATGAGGAGGCGGGAGATCATAAAACAACGAGATGAACAAGATACCCAACAAACTGCGGAGTGACATGGGCGACGATCCCTTCTACCATCGGTGCTGCTTGACCGGAGGAGGAAGGAAGACGGAGAACCGCTTCGACCAGGAACGCATCGAGTGGCATCACAACTTCATCTATGCGGGGAAGCAGGTGCAGGAGAAGTGGTGCATCCTTCCCATCGTGAAGCGACTGCATGATCAGATGGTGGGCGAGGTGAAGGATCGGTGCGACTGGATCATGCTCAACCGTGCGACGGATGACGAGCTCGCAAAGTTCGACCGCGCGGATCTTATCAGAAAACGCGAGCGACTAAACGAAAAATACGGCGTATGGAAAACAGGGATGCGGGTCTTCACATGACACTGACACCGGAACCGATCGATCAGGAAGCGAAGGAGCTGAAGGAACCGCTCACAGTGGTGAGCATCCACGGCAAGCTACCGATCGAGACGGCTCTCAAGGTGGCGCAGGCAGTGGAGGCGATCATGAAGGATACGAACGCGCAGCGCATCATGCTATCCGAAAGCGACGGCGATACACGACCATGAAAAAACTCAAGGACAAAGTGATATATCCGGCATGGGAGGTCGCGATCGTGCAGAACAAGGTGGTCTTCAAACAGCGTGAAGCGTTCGATCAGCACCTCATCCCGCTCGAAGGGAAGGAGAACCTGGTGCTCACCATCAAGCGGAAGGTGAAGCCACGGAGCCGGAACGTCGAGGAGTACTACCATGCGGTGGTGGTGCGGATGATAGCGGCCGAGATGGGAGTCTTCGATCAGGAGGCCCATGAGATGCTCAAGGATCTCTTTCTAAAGGAGGAAAAGCGGGGAGAGCTACCCGGAGGCAAGGAGTACCGCTACAAGCGCACAGGATCGACCACAGAGCTCGGAGACGCGGCATACATGGAGTATGTGTTCAGGACGGTGATACCGTGGGCAGCGCTTCCAACGAAGCCGGAGGGACTGGGACCAGACAGCGGGCTGGGGCTCTATATCCCTCTACCGAACGAGGCGGACTGGGACGGGAAGGAGGAGTGGGAAGGCGGGAGTTACTAACACTCTCGCCTTTTCTTTTGTATAAATCTTTTATACAATAGGAGGTATGGAAAGGACTATGCAACTGCAATTTTCAGAGATCCGCGACAAGCGGCAGAAGGAGTGGTTCTGGCTCGACAACGCACTACTCGATGAGTATGCGAGACTGATCGGACCGAACGCAGTCCTGGTATACATCGCGCTCTCGCGACATGCCGACAATGATGAGCAGACATGCTGGCCGAGCATGGAAACGATCGCGGAGGAGATCGGCATCAAGAGCAGGAACACAGTGGCGAAGGGGATCAAGACACTGCAGAAGTTCGGGATGATCGAGGTGCAGCAGTCGAAGAAGGTGGACGGCACGCACAACAACAATGTGTACACGCTTCTCTCGAAGAAGCACTGGAAGGACGCGGAGGAGGGAGTACTACTGGCGAGGAAGGTGCTCGAGAAGCCGGTGGTGCTGAAGCAGGGAGACTCGGTGCAGATCTCGATGCAAGTGACAGAGCATCCACAACCGGAAGCGGCGGAGATGGCGTCGCATTGTCCGTGGCTGAACAAGGAGGCGTGGGATGAGTGGGTGGTATATCGTAAAGAAATAAAAAAGAAACTCACACCGACCACGATCAAGCAGCAGCTCAAGTTCCTCGAGGAGCATCAGGCGGATCATGTGGCGATCATCACGCAGTCGATACAGAACGGATGGACGGGACTGTTCCCGTTCAAGGGGAAGAAGGCACCGGCGAACCGACAGGCGGCGCCAGCAGGTAAATACGCCCATGTGGGACAAAAAATATGATCAGGATACCCGAACGATACAAAGACGCGAAGTTCCAGGATGTGCCAGTGGCGATCCGTGAGAAGTTCGTGCAGATCAAATCGAGCAAGAAGGGCATCTTCATCCACGGCTCGGTAGGCGTGGGGAAGACGCACGCGATGTTCGCACTGAAGAAGCAATACGACACGGAGAACCCGTACCGCATGGCGATCTTCTGGAATACCGGAGAACTGCTTCAGAGCAGTCGGGCGGATATGGATCGCAACGGCTACGACAAAGTGCGGGCGATGGAGAGTCTCATGGAGACCGAGGGGCTGATCTTCCTCGATGACATCGGGGCGGAGTCACCAAGCGGATGGGTACTCGAGCAGCTCTACACCTTGATCAACAGCAGGTACATGAGCATGAAGCCGATGATCCTCTCCTCGAACCTCTCGATCGAGAAGATCGCGGAGGTGCTCGGAGACCGCATCGCTTCTCGCATCGTGGAGATGTGCGATGTGGTGGAACTTACTGGCGAAGATAAACGACTAAAATCATGAGCGGACCAAGCATACAACAGACGGCCGACGAAGTGATCGGCAACACCAAGAGCGGAAGGAAGCTCGCGAAGAAGGCGCGCCAGATCTACCGCAGGGATGTGCAGAAGACAGCACGGGAGCAGGCGAAGGTGATCGGGAACATACTGAAGCCGAAGCCGAAGTGGATACCGATGGGAGTGTGGGCGTGGATGATGGGCTTCTTTATTTACATTAAAAAATAGCGATATGGAGAAACTTACATGGACAACAGAAAAGCGGAAGGTGAAGGAGCTGGTCCCAGCTGACTACAATCCGCGAACGATCGGAGAGAAGGAGAAGGCTGACCTCATGGCGTCGGTCGTGGAGTTCGGGAAGGTCGTGCCGATCGTGGTGAACGGCGGGAAGAAAAAGAACAACCTCATCGGAGGACACCAACGCGTGCAGATCTATATGGATCTCGGACAGGCGGAGGAGGAGATCGATGTGCGAGTGCCGAGCCGAGAGCTGACGGCAACGGAGGAGCGAGAGCTGAACATCCGACTGAACAAGAACACCGGCTCGTGGGACTGGGACAAGATCACCGACAACTTCGAGATGGATGAGCTCATGGCGTGGGGGTTCGAGGATGACGATCTGAAGGCATGGTTCGGTCTCACGGAGACTGACAATACCGATGTGGATGAGGCTCGCCTCGGTATCCTCACGGTATTGCCACCGGAGGCACCGATGCTGAAGGAGAAGGTGGCGATCAAGTTCAAGGCGAAGGAGGACTACGATGCAGCGAAGAAGTTCATCCTGGAGAAGCCAGGGGAGGCGGCGAAGGTATTGCTAATGGCAGCGCGAACATAACATGAAGAAGCTCAGATATTTTTCAACATTCACAGGGATCGGAGGACTCGACATGGGTCTCGAGAAGCGTGGCGCAGAGTGCGTCGGGTATTCGGAGATCAAGGCCAGTTCGATCGAGATCTACTCTCGCCACTATCCGCACCACAAAAACTACGGGGACATCACCAAGATCAACCCGAAGGAGCTACCCGACTTCGATGTGTTCTGCGGAGGGTTCCCATGCCAAGCCTTCTCGATGGCCGGCGCCCGGAAAGGCTTCAGCGATCGGCGAGGGCAGATGATCTTCTACATCTACGACATCCTGGTGGAGAAGAAGCCGGAGTTCCTGGTACTCGAAAATGTGAAGGGGATCTCGACGCACAATGGCGGAGAGACCTACCAGAACGTCTTCAAGGTGCTGCAGGCGGCCGGATACAATGTTCGGGTGGTATTGCTGAACAGCGCCCACTACGGAAGCGCACAGGCTCGTGAGCGGGTGGTCTTCCTCGGACGGAGGGACAAGGACTTCGCAGCGAAGAACCCGGAGGTGCGTGACAACACCAAGCGGTTCCGAGATGTGCGGGGTGAGTACGGAGCGAAGGACGTCCTCTCGGAGCGCACGATGCAACGCCTCGAGGCAACGGGAGGGCTGAAGGGGTTCGAGCTAGTCGGTGGATACGATCGGGTGAACACACTCACCACGGGGATCTCATCGAGCGGTCGGCGTATGCTCGTCACACAGGAGGAGAACGGCACCTTCAGACGCATCACAGCGCGGGAGGCGGAACTGCTGCAGGGCTTCCCGGAAGGATGGACTGAAGGGAGCTCTACAGCGAAGCGATGGTTCGCCCTGGGGAACGCCGTGAACTGCAACGTGTCGGACTATCTCTTCAACGACTACCTCGTGGGGCTATGGTGGGACAAGTAGCAGAAAAGCTGACGCAGATCGATCAGCTCCGCATAGACGGACTGCTGGGATCACCACTCGACTTCACCTGGGACGGGGAGAAGCACATCTGCTGCGGTACGAGGAGAAGCTACTACCACAGGAAGGGATGCAAGGCGTGTACGGTAGGGCTTCACAACGAACTCAAAGATCTCTATGAACAAGAACAGCGAGAGGAGATACGGAAAACCCCAGAGGAGCGAGCCGCATATAGGCTGGCTCTATTGCGGGATGTGCAACCGGATACCGTGGCACAGGCACGGAGAGACGATCTTCGCGCCATGCTGCATAGAGAGCTTGATGCCGATGCCGATGGCACAGCTGACGACAGATGGGAAGAAGGAGACATACTTCTTGATGATATGCAGGAGATGCCAGAAGGACATCGCTGTACGAGTAGGGAGAGAGATCAAGAGACGGTTCGATGACGGGAGCTTTTCAATATGAACGACACCACACACAACGGAAAAGGGCAAGAGCAAACGGGCGCAGAGTCCGGCTTTTCTGATGCTGGTGACTCTTTTTTTTCTTCAGAAACCGTACAAACCGTACACGAACAGGGGTCGGAGGCATGGATAGAGCGAGCACTGGCACATGACAGGGTGTGCAAGGCGGTGGATGCGATAGCGAACGCCGACAGCAAAAGTGAGCAACAGAGGACACGGGAGAAGAAGGAACTGTTCCTCGAAGTCTTTGCGAACTCACTGGGGACGATAACGCTGGCATGTGACAAGGCGGGCATCGGTCGCCAGACCTTCTACGACTGGAAGGCAAACGATGGGGAGTTCCACGCACGCCTCATCGAGATAGAGAGGCAGAGGGTGGACATGGTGGAGGATCGGGCGATGAAGCTGATCATGAAGGATGATGGACCTACCATCCGATGGTGGCTCAGTACTACGGTCGAGAAGTACAAGGCGAAGAAGGTGCTGGAGCATCACACCGACGACAAGACCTTCGAGGATGTGGTCGATGCGATACTCGATGAGTTAAACAGCAAGCAGTCATGAGAAACCTACAGCATCCCGAAACCAAGAAGAAGGACTTCCGCCGAGTGATGATCGAGAAGATGCTCCGCATCCGCAACAAGCGAGGAGTGGTGGTGCCTTTCAAGTACAATGCGGCGCAGAACTTCTACTGGGAGAAGATGACACGCAGGAACCTGGTGCTGAAGGCACGACAGAAGGGTCTCTCGAAGGTCATCGACGGGGATCAGTACATCCAGTGCGGTATGCGAACCACGAACGCCGTGGTGATCAGTCACGAGCGGGAGAGCACGGAGCGTCTTTTCGCTGCGGTGAAGGCGTACCACGACAACATGCCCATCAAGCCAGAGGTGAGCATCGACTCACGGAGGATGATGAAGTTCCCGAAGACAGGGAGCACCTTCTTCGTGGGAACGGCAGGGCAGACGGCGTTCGGTCGTGGAGATACCATCGACAGGGCGCACTTGTCGGAGGCGGCGTTCTATCCCGATCTGAAGAAGACGCTCGCCGGTGTGGCTGAAGCGGCGGAGTATGGGCAGATAGACATCGAGACCACGCCGAACGGTCGGGACGAGTTCTACGATCTATGGCAGAAGGCGAAGTCGGGGAAGTCGCCATACACTTGCATCTTCATCCCGTGGTTCATCGACGAGGAGTACAGTGCCGACAATCTCACGCAGGAGGAGAAGGAAGGACTCTCGAAGACGGTGCAGGCGATGTTCGATATGAGCGAGGAGGAGTTCGCAGAGACACTTGACGAGGAGGAGCTGGCACTGCTGAAGCGAGTGGAGCATGAGTACGGCATGGTGCTCACGGTGGGGCAGATGAAGTGGAGGCGGTACAAGATATGGGACAAGGGCGATCTGTTCTACCAGGAGTACCCGGAGGATGACGAGTCATGCTTCCTGCAGGCAGGTCGCTCGGTGTTCAAGCACATCAAGGTGGATGCCACGCTGAAGATACCGATGGACGACATCAGGAAGATGAAGGCGGAGGATCGTGACCGACTGCTCGGCAACAAGGAGAAGAAGATCAGGAAGAAGACGCTCTACGCTGGCATCGACCCTGCAGAGGGTACGCCAGAAGGAGACGCTCACAGCTTCAGCGTCATCGAGCCGTTTTCGCCATACCATCCAGAGAACGGTGCGGTGGTGATCTACGAGCTGACAAGCAACGACCCGATCGATGTCTTCCTTCTCGAAGTGGAGAAGATCATGAACCAGTTCGACATCATCCTCGGCATCGAAGGGCAGGGTGTGGGAGCGGCGATGGTGAAGACTGCGAACGACATGGGCATCCAGTTCAACGAGTGGGAGACCACTGGCTCATCACGACCGATCATGATCAATGACCTCGAGAGCGCATGGCGAAAGGAGGAGCTGTATGAGACATACACCGAAGCGGAGGGAGAGGCACGCAACATGGTGTACAATAAAAGCAACAAGGCGGAGCATCCCAGTGGCAAGCACGACGACCGAGTGTTCTCACGAGCGATCGCTTTGCAGATGTTCAATATGCCCAAGCCCTCGCTTACCATCATTTAATAACTCATGTAAACTATACACATGGACCCACTCAAAATACTTTCGAAGATCGGCGGAGCGTTCCGCGAAAAATCGGTGGAGAGCAGCTACCCAGCACTCGAGGGTGGCTTTGATGTTTTCAGGAGCTTCGTGTTCGATCTCGGTGGCATGAGCCAGACCAGAGCGCTCGAGACATACGGGAAGTCGCTGTATGTGTTCGCGTGCGTGAAGAAGATCGCTCAGAAGACTGCATCCATCAACTTCGAGCTGTACCGCATCAGGAACCAGGACGGAGACAAGGAGGAGGTGTTCGTGCATGAGGCACTGGATATTCTCTACCGACCGAACCCGTTCCAAACGAAGACGGAGTTCTACGAGAAGTACATGATCAACAAGCTCCTCGCTGGGGAGACTTTTGTGCTGAAGGTGCGAAGCAACGGACCAGGCAGTGAAGTGGTGGAGATGTGGAACCTACGACCAGACAGGATGACAGTGATCATCGACAAGAACGACCCGAAGCTCATCAAGGGCTACAAGTTCAGCAAGATGGACGGGGAGGTGGTGTTCGATGCTGACGATGTGATCCATGACGCATACCCATCACCACTCGATGAGTTCGGAGGCATCTCGGCGCTTCGTGCTGCACGGGTGCGAGTAGACACCGAGGAGTTCGCAAACAACTACCAGGCGAACTTCTTCAAGAACAATGCACGACCAGACTTCATCCTCGAGACGCCTGGGAAGGTATCGGGTGATCAGAAGGAGGAGATCCGTGAGGCATGGAACAAGCGACACCAGGGAGCGAAGAACACCGGCAAGGGTGCGATCCTGGAGGGCGGTCTCAAGTATCAGCAGGTCTCTATCTCACAGCGGGAGATGGACTACATCGAGAGCATGAAGTTCACACGAGACGATGTGCTCGTGGCGTTCCAAGTGCCGAAGCCGATCGTGGCCATCACTGACGATGTGAACCTAGCGAACGCAAAGACGGCGATGGAGATCTTCCTCAAGGAGACCATCGAGCCGGAGATCAACCGCCTCTGCGAGAAGCTGAACGAGCACTTCGTGTACCCGGAGTTCGGGGAGGTATTTTTCATAGACTACAGCCGAGACTTCCTTCCTACTGACGAGAAGATGCAGGCGGAGATCGACGAGATCGAGATCCGTGCGGGTATGAAGCTCATCAACGAGGCGCGTGAGGAGCGTGGCCGTGAGGCAGTCGATGGCGGATGGAACCTATACCAGCCACTCTCGAATGTTCCAGTCGGAGGCTTGCCACAGAAGTCCGTGGGCGGATCTCGTGTTCGTGATACCAGGAAGGGCGTGTTCCGCGGACGCGGTAAGGCGTTCAGAATGATCGGCATCAGCAACCAGGTGGAGAAGACCATCTACGAGGAACTCGCAAAGGACAAGAAGATCAAGGTCGTGCTGAAGGATGACGAAGCGGAGGAGACCGAGGTGGCAGAGCCGAAGGTCACGAAGTACATCAAGCCGGAGATCCGCGAGAAGTATGTGGATGTGGTACTGAAGGCGATCGACGCAAAGGGCGACCGCTTCAAGCCAGAGATCGAGAAGTATGCAGACGGGCAGATGCAGCGAGTGATGCGTTCACTCGCAGAACGCTATGAGGCAGTCGGCCCGGAGATGCGACAGAAGGCGGTGGATGGAGCGTTCGATGTAAAGCAGGAGAACGCACTCCTCGCAGAGATCTCGTTCCCGTTCATCGAGGAGTTCCTACGAAGTGCGGGAGAGGAGGCGCTTCTCGCTGTCGCACCGGAGAAGACCTTCGAGATCAGCGATGCGCTCATGAAGCAGATCAAGGAACGGGCGAAGGTGATGGCGAAGGAGGTCAATGCGACCACTGTGGAAAAACTCTCGACCACGCTGGCTGAAGGCGTGGCTGCAAGCGAGACGATCCAACAGCTCACTGACCGAGTGCAGGAGGTGTACAAGGAGTACCCTGCATACCGTTCAGAGATGATCGCCCGAACTGAAGCGACTGCTGCGAACAATGCGGGCTTTATCGAAGGGTACAAGCAGAGCGGTGTGGCGAACGCGAAGGAGTGGATCTCGACAGGAGATGACCGCACTCGCGACTCGCACCGATCACTCGATGGCAAGGTCGTGGCGATCGACAAGAAGTTCAGCAATGGACTGATGTACCCAGGAGATGCGAGCGGGCCGGCATCTGAAGTGATAAACTGCAGGTGTGTGTTAGCCCCAGCTTTTCTCGAATAGCACTCTTTACAAACTAATCCCTATGCTACAATAACCACAACATGGAAAAGAAACTATCGTCACTCAACTTCACAGTGAAAGCCGTCGATCCGGCGAAGTACCAACTCCGCGGAGTCTTTTCAACTGCTGACGAGGACAGGCATGGGGAGATCATCGACCAGAAGGGATGGAAGCTCGACAACTTCCTGCAGAACCCGGTGATCCTATGGGGCCATGATCAATATCAGCCAGCGATCGGAAAAGCGATCGATCTCGGCTTCGTGGATGGGGCACTCGAAGGGACGATCCAGTTCGCAGCGGAGGAGTATGACTTCGCGAAGACGATCTACAACCTGTACGCCGGAGGATACCTTCGAGCGTTCAGCGTCGGCTTTATGAATACGAAGTGGCAGTACGATGAGGCGACCGAGCAGTTCATCCTTCTCGAGAATGAGCTCTACGAGATCTCATGCGTGAATGTGCCAGCGAACGCGATGGCGCTCGCAAAGAGCAAGGGCATCGATGTCGCACCGCTTGAACAGCGAAAGGAACGAGCAGATCAGATGACTGCGAAGATCCTCGGCAAGAAGACGGAGGAGGAACCGGCACCAGTCGAACCGGAGAAGAAGGAAGACGAGGTGGTGGAAGATGGAGAAGATACAGTGAAGGCAGCAGTGGAGACGATACTGAAGGCGTCACCGACCGAGATCAAGTCGGCGGTCGAGCAGCTGACGGAGAAGTCAAAAGATGCGGATGAAAAGGGCAAGGTCGAACACACTCCTGTGAAGCCCCAGGATCGCAAAGGTCGCAAAGGTTACTCAGTCGATGAGGTCAATCGCGCGATCCGTTCGCTCATCAAAGCGAGCAAAAAATAATTATCAGGTTACTCAGGAATAACACTACAACGCTATGTTAAAACTACGTGAAGTGCTGAAGATGACCGCGGAGCAAGTCGCCAAGAGCGAGGAAGCAAAGCACATCCTTCAGAAGAACTGGGACATCCTCAACGAAGACATCCGCGCATCTTTCAAGGAGTTCGCTCCAGCAGAAGGTGCAGATGACGAAGATGAGGATGGTGACGAGGGTGCGAAGGGTATTGACGCGGAAGCGCTCAAGGGACTCATCGACCAGTCCACTCGTGACCACATCAGCAAGAAGGCCGACGCTATCGCGAAGACCCTTGTCGATGACCTCCAGGAGAAGATTGTCATCGCGCGCAAGCAGGCGATCGACAACGGCGGACAGCCATCTGCTACGAAAAACAAGGAGAACGATGAGAAGACTCGCCTCTTCCTCCTTGCGCTGAAGGCGAAGGATACCAAGACGCTCAAGGAACTGGGCATGAAGGCGATCGACACTACCGACGATGGATCGGGTGCGGACGCTGGATACACAATCCCGGAACCTCTTGCGAACGAGGTGATCCGACTCGAAAGTGTCGGCTACGGTCGCGCTCGAGAACTTTTCGCTTATCACTTGCTGAACCAGGGGAACACTCGACGCATCACTGCGCTCGGATCTACTCTCTCGGTCTTCTGGCTTGATGAAGGCGAGAAGAAGCCATCCTCTCAGCCATCGTTCAGCATCGTCACTCTTGCCCTCAAAAAGCTCGCAGTGATCGTGCCGATGACGGAAGAAGTGGTGGAAGATACAGGCATCGACCTCACTGGTCTCGTTGCGCAACTCATCCGAGAAGCCATCGACCAGGAAGTGGACCTTCAGTTCTTCAACGGTGACGGCACCGTATGGACTGGTGTCTTCCAGGGCGGTAACGGTGAGACGACTATCCCAGTCACGAAGCTCGGCGACAACGAGGACGTGGATGATCTCCGACCGGAGGACATCCTCAAGCTCGCTGACGAGACGAGCCCAGCGGTGAACGGGAAGTACCACATGCACCGAACCGTTCTCTCGAAGGTGCGAACCCTTCGCCAGAACGATGACGGAACCGGAGACTATCTCTACAACCCACTCGGCGGTGGAGACTTCGGAACCATCAACGGTCGCCCGGTAGAGCTCATCGAGGCTGCGCCTACAAAGGCATCAGCCGAGGGAACTACTACTCCGAACCTTCCGATCATGCTGTACGGAGACCTCAAGCGAGGTGCAGCATACGGTGAGAAGTCGGACATCCGCCTCAAGATGCTTGATCAGGCAACCATCACTGATACTGATGGCGAGACCGTGATCAACCTTGCGGAGCAGGACATGATCGCCATGCGTGCTGTACAGCGCGTAGGCTACAAGGTCACGCTTCCGAGCGCGTTGCGGCTCCTCGTGACTGGCGACTAACCAGTCGGTCCTGGGGTCACTCTGGAGATCTTCGGGTCTCCAGCGATGACCTCGGAACCTATTACTCGAAACGATAACGACATCATCATGGATCAAGAATTGAACCTAAAGTGGCGCGAAGTGCGCGTGACACCTGCACAGGTGAAGGCGCTCGTAGCGACTGATGTGGAGATCGTGGAGGCGCCTGGAGCTGGATATGCACATATCATGCTCTTCGCATCTCTCACGCTCGACTTCAACAGCATCGCCTACACATGGGCGAACTCTGACCACTCGTTGTCGATCGGTGGCGCGACCACTGACTCAGATGCAGAAGCGCAAGCTCTCATCGAGTCGGCTGACCGCCACAGCATCGTGCTCCGCCCTGCAGTAGACTCTGCAGAAGCATCGGAGAACGGCGCTATCGTGCTTGCAGCAGCAGGTACGGGCGAACCGGCAGCAGGTGACTCAGACCTTATCGTTCGCGTCTTGTACGCAACGGTGAAGGTGGACGAAGCCTAAAGCGACCACTCTGCTCCTCATCACTGGGGAGCAGGAATGGCCGCTCGAGGCCTATCATTATCAACAAGTAAACAACACTCACATGGCAGCAACAGTAGAAATCTGCGAAAGCAATGGAGGAGGCGAGACTGTCACCCACGACATCGCCAACTCGAACATGGGATCGGTGGACAGTGCCGAACTCGATGCGGTGGACAACCCGATCGTAGCTGGCGATCGTTCATACGCGAAGTACCAGCGGTTCCACGTGACCGCGATGGGTGGATCTTCAAAGATCGACAACCTCAAGGTGTGGCGAACGGGTGCGCTCGGTGGCGCAGCGACGCATGTCGGAAACCAGAGAACATCTGGCTATGTTCAAAAGACATACGCGACACCGGTGAACACTTCGATCACCAACGTGGACCAGGCGATGCCTACATCAGAGCCAGGAAGCGCGAACCTCGGTATCGGTGGATCTCTCACGGGAGAGCTGACTGGAACAGGGTACTCAGACTACCTCGTGCACCAGATCATCACCAACGGCGCGGACACGGCTGGAGCATCGACAACGATGAATTATCAGTACGACGAAACCGCCTAATATGCCGGCAAAGAACAAGCTCCCGGAGAACTGCATCGGCATGAAGGCCGACTTCAAACCGAAGGAGCTGAAGAACAAGCACATCGCGAGAGGAGGGTATGTCTTCAATACCGAGGAAGACTATCTGAACCACATCAGTCCGATCACAGGGCACCGACCCACAGAGATCGAACACCAGGATGCTCTCACGAATGGTCGCTTCAGCAGGGCATCAGGAAAGGCACTCGAGCGTGGCGCGAAGAAGTAACGCCACAACATATATCAGCGCAACTCAATGCGCAGAGCGAGGCAACTCAATGCCAACAGAACCCTCGCTCTCGCGGGGGTTCTTACGTAAAAAACTAACTATGCAAACAGACTATATTTTCAAGAAGGACGGGAAGGAGGAGATCGTGAAGCTAGAACGATGGGTATGGGGCGTGATCTTCCATCCTACAGAGACGCAGGTGGCAGAAGCGGCCGAGAAGAAGCGACTGCGTGACGAGGAGATCGACCGAGACACGAAGGAGCGGGAACGACTGCTTCGGGAGCGTGGGGATGTGGATGAGCAGACGATCGCCGACATGAAGGTGTTCCAGGGCAAGAAGAAGCAGATCCCGGTGGAGCCGGAGTGCAGTGAGTTCCATCAGTTCGACAGCGAGGGCTTCTTCCATCAGATCGGAGAAGTGGACCAGAGCAGGGTGAAGGCGCTCGTGGTGTACAAACCGGATGACAAGACGAAGCGGATCTATATGCCACTCGCTGACGGCATGAAGATCATCTTCAAATACAAGATGGTGAAGCCGTGGTATCTCAAGGACTTCGTGCGGGTGATCTGCTTCGGGTACAAGGCAGGGAGCACGCATCACTTCACCTTCATATTGCCGGATGACCGCATGATCATCAGCAACCAGGAAGACATCGACCTCGTGCAGTACCGCCTCACATAGACCTATGGCATACCTACCAACTCGACAACCTTTTTTCGGATCACTAGAAGCTGCGGCACCGGCGAGTGGTACGGCGTATGCCTCGATCTTCGGAGGGAACTCATCGAATACATGGGCGACGTCTTCTTCGTGGAGGAACTCGCTGTTCCCGATCGCTGGGACGATCATCGGCTTCAGGCTGAAGGTGAACGTGGACCCGACAGCCGCGGGGAGCTATGAGTTCAGGCTTCTGAAGAACGGATCGACGACAGGCACGCTTGCCGTCACGATCAGCAACGGGGTGCTTGAGGCGGTGAACACGAGCACGATGTCGATCGCTGCAGGAGACGAGATACAGATCAGGTGCGTGGTGACGGGGACGCCGGTGGCGTTCAGTCTTGCATCCTGGAGCTTCCTGTTCGAGCCTACAGCGACGAAGCGGTGCGTGATCATCGGAGGGACGGGGAACGGTACGGGAGACGTCATCACGACCGAATATCAGCCAGCGTGGGGAGGATACTCATGGAGTACATCGCTCACGGCACAGCGAGCATCGCTCATACCGATCCACGGAACCATCAGGCGGTGGCGCATCGAGATGACGGGATCACAGGGAGGCACTCGTGTGATGACGTACTACATCTACAAGAACGGCGTGCAGGAAGCGTCGAGTGCGATCGAGCTCACATCTTCAGACCTGGAGATCGGAGGGCTTTCGATCGACGTGCAGCCAGGGGACTATCTCACCATCGGGTGCGTCACGACCGGAACAGCAGGCGGGTCGGCGATCTTCGGATCATGGGGCATCGAGTTCGAGCCGGACAATGACGGGGAGACGTTCCTCTGCGGGTCGAGTGCTTCGCTATCGACGAGTGCCACGCAGTACCTTGCCATGACCAACTCCTCGAACATGTCGGGGGATACGGTGGAGGCAGATCGAACCGCTGAAGCGGGAGTGGCGGAGCGGTACATACTGAAGGCGCTCTATGTGCTCCTCACATCTGCGCCTGGAACCGGAGACTCTCGCACGTTCACGGTACGGAAGAACAGCGCAGCGGGGAACCTCACGGTGACGATCTCGGAGGCGGCTACGAGCGGGCTGGATACGGGACACACTGACGAGATCTCTGACGGCGATGAGCTCTCTCTGCAGTCGTCACTGACTGGTACGCCAGCGGTGAACTCACCGACCTGGGGCATCGCAATACAGATGCTCTGGACGGAGAACCCGCTCACGAAGGGCGCCGAGTATGCGGTAGTGGATGAGAACGCCATCACGAAGGGAACGCAGTATGAGATCGCCGACATGACGAGGATCTTTTCTCGCGGGAACTATGCGGCGCTTCCGACAGATGATGCGAACCTCTCGACCATCTACACATCGGGAGAGCGTGACGATGTGGCGCTCGACGATGGAGTGAGGATCGGACTGGATGGCGTATCGGGGCAGTATGCGATCCATCAGTACAAGGTGCAGCACACCGATGTGACGAAGAAGATCACCGTGACCTGGAACGGGCAGAGCACTGTGGCTCCTTCAGTAGAGACGGTGACGCTCGAGATCTACAACTACGGCACGACAGCATGGGAGTCTCTCGATACCGAGACGGCGGCCGGAGCTGATACCGACTTCACGCTCACGGGCATCGTGAACTCCTCGATGGTGGACTACTACGACGGGGACGGGTACATCACGGTCCGTATTTATCAACAAATGCCATGATCAGCTTCCTTCAATCAGCAACAGATACCGCCGACCTTTCGAGCTATACCTTTGCATCGCAGAACCTCGGAAGTGCAGCAAGCGACCGGCACATCATTGTGGCGGTTATATCGCGCAAGGCAGGAGCAACCACTACCATCACCGGAGTGACGGTCGGAGGAGTGGCAGCGACCATTGTGCGCCAGAGGGCGAACACGGCATCGAATACGCAGGTGGCTGGACTGGCGATCGCACTGGTGCCTTCAGGAACCACGGGAGATGTGGTGGTGACTTTTGCAGATACGATGGTGCGCTGTTCGATCGGTCTCTATAGGGCAGACGATCTTCTCAGTGCGACGCCGTATGACGTGGATGACAGCGTGGTCGCAGATCCTACAGTGAACCTCGACATCCTAGCGGGTGGCTTTGCGATCGGCGTGGGAGGAGTGGCGGCTTCAACGACCGCGACATGGACCGGTCTCACCGAGGACTACGATGCGATCTCGGAGAGCTTCATGGGGTACACAGGAGCGCATGACGAGTTCTCTGCTTCAGAGAGCGGAAGGACTATCACCATCGACTTCGGAACGACCACGGAGAACGTGGGAGTGTTCGCTTCGTGGGCGTATGCGGGCATCCATCAGGTGTCGAGAGTAGACAACGGATCGGTGGGAGCGGTAGGAAGCATCCAGACGCCAGCGCAGGCTCACACCGCAGGGAACTTGCTCGTGGCTCTGATCTCAAGGCAGAACGC